CATCAGCAATAGAACTAATTGGAAGATTTTTGATATCTTGTAATGACATAGTTTTATAATGATTCTCGGCCCCCCCCCAATGAGCCTTTTCTCTTATCATTATAAGACCAGGCTGGATCAGCATAAATTATTTTATATTTTTTCATACTAGTATTTTTTATCCTGCTCATCACTACTAATTCTAAACATTTTATCCTGTGCAATTACCTCTGGGTGCATAAGTAATGCGTGAGCATTCATTCCTTCTATAAATAATCCACCAAGTGAACATACTCTTGAAATAGCAACATAACCCTGACCGTATTCAAATGACTTTGAAAGATCAATTGCTGCTGAATCTAATGACATACCCTGAGACTTGTGAATCGTCACAGCCCAAGCGAGACGAAGGGGATATTGATGTATACTCGCTTTTTCTCCTTTGCCCTCTCCAATAGACCATTTTGCTCGTTTAACAGTGATTCTATCGCCTTGCTTAGTCTGTACAACTGGATCTCCTTCATAATCAAGTCCAATAATAGTTCCAAGAGTCCCGTTGACATAACCCTCATCGAAGTTATTCCTTATGAACATTACAAGAGCTCCTTCTTTAATAATAAGAGTCTCTGGAGAAAGACAGTTCTTCTTGAGTGTTTCAACAAGAAAATCATTTCCTGATGAAGTCATATTAAATGTAAATTCTTCAGACTTAATTTTTTTAAGTTCGTGATGGTTAATATCATCAACATCACTGTTATGAGTATAGAGCTTAGTTCGTGGAATTTCTTTAACGTTATTTGCAAGTAAGATTTTCTTTTGTTCCTGAGTAATAGTTCCTTCTCTAATACCATTTAAAATATCAAGAAAAACTTTATCACTCTGACGATGTTGCTCTGTTAAATAACACGTTACAGGATTTGCAAACTTCCAGGCGTTAGAATTAAAAGCAAATTCTGCCTTAGTCTTTTTTGATACAGGAGGAAGCTGATAGAAGTCTCCAACAAAGATCATTTGTATACCTCCGAATGCTAGCCCTTGTAATGTTGTCTTTCTGATATATGAAAGAATGCGCTCAATATTATCTAATGTATTAGCATCTAACATTGAAATTTCATCAATGATAAGTACATCACAATTAAGTATGTTATTTACTACATAGCTCTTCGCTTCTATATTCCTTAAATCCTGTTCTGTGATCTTATCTTTGATACCAATACCACAGAATGAATGAATTGTAGTTCCATTGATATGGGTTGCTGCGATACCCGTTGATGCAGTAACTGCATAACGAACCCCCTTATCTCTACACCAAGCTGTATATTGGTTAATGGTGTGAGTTTTTCCAGCTCCTGGTTCTCCAGTAAGAAATACCGTAGCACCAGTTTTTAAAACTGTTAATGCTTTTTCTTGAGTCATAGAATTAGAATTTAATACCGTACTTTTCTGCTAAGGTTCGAGCTTTTTCTAAGTGAACTCTGCGCTGATGCCCCGTTGAAGCAAGTCCTATACGTAAATGCTTTTGAACATTCGCAACTTTCTTATTGATACTCATCTGTTTACGATGAAGATTATCATTGTGAAAGAATGACTTAACAGCCTTTGCTTTATCTTCTAATCCTAATTTTGCAAGTAATGACATAATAGTTTTTGTTATCTAAATTATAAATGGGCACAGTACTACTTCCTAACTCCCATTAAGAAGTAGTATCTACTCACTTAATTAACACTTCTTTCCCTTCTTCATTGGCATAGCTGCGGCTTTCTTAGGAGCTGGAGCTGATTTTGCTGATGCTTTCATATAGATTGAAATTAATTTTGTTTGTAATTCGACCTTTGAGGACTATGCTGTAGCTTCCTCTGTAGTTGTTTCAGCAACTGGAACTACTACTTCTTCAGTAGTGTTATTGTTTGCAAGTGTATTTGATTCATCACTTACTACAACTAAGAACCAATCATCAGACATAATATCTGTCTGAGATGCAAGCCAAGGAACTTGATTACCATCTACAGTTTTAATGTAGAGATAAGGAAGACTCATTTTGCTATTCTCATCTGGAAATTGTGCTGCAATAGTCTGATTCTTACCATTCCAACCTAAACGTGATACAAGTTTACCATCCTTGAGAAACTGTAATGCTGCACTGAAACTAAATGTATTTTCTGGAGTCATAAACTAAAATATTAGAGAAACGTTTTATAATTACATTTCTGCACCATCAGCTAGAAGGTTAGTATCCATTCCTTTACCTTTTACCTGAAATTCTGCAGTAATGTCTACCTTCTCCCCTTCGTCTGCTACCTGGAACTTTGAAAAGTAAGCCTTCTCTGCTTCGATACCTGAAATAATATCTCTACGATTAGCAAGAAGTTCTAATGCTTCATCGTTAGTGATATCACGCTTAACTGAGAAAGTCATCTTGTTGTATGTATTACTTCCAGTTGTTTCCTGTACTGATGAAATAGTCGTAACTACTGCACTAATATTAGGAACCTCTCTTCGGTATTTACTAAAGTTCCAACCTGATGAACCCCTAACAGTTAATTCGTGCATCTCGCCTTCGAACATAACATAAAGAACTTTTTGCTCTTCAAGTGTTGACTTCTTCTTGCCATCCTTCATTTCAGTAAAGCGAGCCTTTGAACGAAGTTCTTCTGGAGTTCCACGTTCAATAACTTTTTTGTTCTCAAATAATGGAACGATATCCTCATCGGTATCGTAAATTGGAGATGAAGTATAACTCTTAGAACTTTCATCATAATGCTTAAGTTGCTTACGCTGATACACAGTAAGAATATCAATCTCAAGACCTAGCTCAGTCTTTTCATATTCTTTAGTCTCTTTGTTATAGACCTCTTGAATGAAAGTTCCAGCTTCAGTAATGATCTTGATTTCTTTCTTACCTGTCTTTTTGTTAGTAACTGTCTCAGTCTCATCCTTACCTACGAAACTAATTCTAGGAAAATTAGTTCGTGAGTAACCTGGCTCTGAAGGCATTGTCTGATTAAGTTCTGCAAGCACATCTTCACTTGGTTTTACCATAACACTTTTATTATCTGTTTTTGCCATAAATTTTTTATCTATTATTTTTATCTTTTAATATTTCAGTATCGACCATATAGTAGCTTTCGAAACTATACTGGATGATGTAGGTAAGGATTTGCACCTTACTAGTTGAACATCCACTTATACGTGGTGTTGTCGATCTTAACGTTAAGTATAATTAACGGTCAATTTGACGGATCTAGCTTTTCTCTTTTCGGCCACTACATCATTCAATATACTTTCTACTTACTATTTTATAACATACATAATTCTATTGCAAGCCATCTTCTGTGGATAACTATGTATGTTTAATAGCGTATTCTTCCATCTCCTTAAGAACACGATTAATACGAACACCAAACTCAAGAACATCTCGTGTAGTGCGCTTTGTATTAAAGTGTTTGATATTCTCTTCAATGTTATCAACGAACGTTATCTCTACTGTAAAATCCCCCTTCTCAATACGCTTTGTAGGCATCCAGTGGAGCGAGCATTCTACTTGCTCAGGTTTTACTTTCTTCATAAGATAGAACATAAAACAATAGAATGTGATCTGTCCGTGATTATCTACTCGCTTCTGATCCCAAGCTTTAACACCACTTTTGTACTCACGAAGTTTATATGTATCATCACAGAAAGAGTCAGCGTATCCGATAAGTTGTATCTCTCCAATGGAGGACTTGAACTCATACTCCATTATTTTCTCTCTTGGTATCATCGGGAGGAATGTAGGATCTGTTTCAAGTTGCTTACCAACTTTTGAACCGAATAACATCTCAGCTGATGGCTCTGACTTTTTATCAAGGATATATTTATCAAACCATTGCTCAGGACTATATTCGAATGATGATATTTGACTCCAGGATAACGGGCGCTGCTTCCACTTTATTAATTGTTCTTGCATATGATTTTTGCGTAATGGCTTGATAATTCTCTACATCGTTTACTACAGTATTTGAAGAAGCCTGTAGGAACTTCATTCTTACAACATTGAAGGCAAATTACTTTCATACAATAATTAATATATTATTCTCTTCAATAATTTTTAATCCTTTAGGTTCAAGATAATTTTTTGCAAGCATTTTTAAGTGCTGATCATTGCCAGGATTATGTTTCACTGAGAAGCGCATTATGATTGTTAATTCTTGTTGTTGTTCTCCAGGTAGATATTCTCCATTCATATCTACTTTGTTAAGTTAGGATTCTTTTGATAGAGGTCTATAAATCTTTGAACATTTTCAGATGATAGTCTATTTATCATTTCTCCAAGTTCAGAGACATTACCTTCGAAGTCTCTAAAGTCTCTTAGTGAAATTAATTTTCCAGTTTCAACAAATATTTCTTGCCAAGATGGAAGTTTTATTTCAGGATCTGAATATTGATTTCTTTGAGACTTCCAATGAAATGCTTTTGCAAATTCTTTTCTAATAGTCTCATCTCTATTATCTGCAAACTTTAAACGTTCCTGTAATTCTGCATTCTCAGTAATAAGTTCTTGATTTGTTTTTTTCATACTAGTTAATACAAATATCTTTTTAATAGTGCTGACGGATCATAACTTATCATTGCTACAATAATTCCAAGAATTAAAAATCCAAGTACTACTACTGCATAGTCAGATGATCTATCAATTAATCCATAACGATTATATTTTTTAATTTCATCTGCTGATTCTACTGCATCAATTGTATCTTCTTCATAGAAGTTACCTGGAACATCTTCAACTCGTGGATCATATCCTGCACCATTAATTTCTTTCATATTTTTTGTTGTTATCTAATTTATAATATCTTTACTCTTTTATTATAATCTATATATCTATGTATGTACAGTAAAAAGATGTGTATAACTTTATTCTTCTGTATATTCCTTGTCTTTTAAGGACTTATTCATAGAGTCTATAGTTCTTTTATATGCTTCTTCTCCCATTTTAAAGTCGCATAATTGAGATGAGCACCAATATACAGGATCGAATATTCCGTACGCTGTAAGTTTTTCTGAACACTTCGGGCATAGGCCAGATTTAAGATTTTTCCATTGCATATAATTAGAATTTTTCGTTATCTCTCATTTGTTCTAAGTCTGGCATTTGTAATGAAGAGAAAATATCTTTTTCTCCAAAGTTTACTACCTTCCACGTTTTATCAGTAGGGAAATATTTATATTTTCTATCTCCAGTACTCTCTCGCTTTAATTCAAGCTTAAGAACATTTAATAAAATACTTCCAATAATCTTTTTCTGGAATTGATTAATAAGAACATCTCCTCTTTTTATTGAACCCTGGAATACTTCTGGAATAGTAACTCCATTCATTTTCTTTGAGTATTCAAGATCATTATACCAATCAGTGATATATGATTCTTCTGCTCGCTCTTCTCTTCGTTGATCCTGCATATCTTTAATAACATCACTTGAAAGACCTTCATAGATATTTTCATTAAGTGTAACAACTCTGTGATAAGCTTCTGCAAAAAGTTGATCTCTATTTTCTTCAAGCCATTCTATATTGGCCTGACCAACACAAGCGATAGGGAGCCAACGTCTATTACCTGTTTCATCCTTCAAATATTTACTATCATTTGTTGTCATAGCAAATACGCAACGTCTTGGATGCGCTTCTGTTTCTCTCGCATATGGAGCACGATAGGTATCAACCTGTGTTGTAATAATTGACTTCAATAGTTTCATTGAAGAACGTTCCTGAATTTCTCCTTCAGAAAATTCTACAATAGTGTGGCCTTTCATAAGTAAGAAAAAATCTTTATCACTTGGGTTAGTTGTAAGTTCAACGTGCCAATCTTTTCCAAGCACAGATAGGGAAGTACTCTTCTTTGTTCCTTGCTCTCCTTCAAGCACAAGAACATTATCGAACTTACAACCTGGAGTTATTACACGTTTTACTAAGGCTTTTAACCATTGAGAACCGATTATTGAATATTCTTCTTCATTACCTACTGTGTTATAGGTATTTTTAATCCAGCCATCTAAGCGAGGAACTGAGTCCCAGGTAAGATTTTTGAAATACTCTAGCGCTGGATCAACAGAATTTTCTTCACAGTATTGAATAATTGCATTCATAACAAACGTTGGAGAGGCTGTAATCAGTGCAAGATGAGTGTAGGATCTAGCTAAGATACTTTTTACTAGGTTATAGTCGTTATCACGTACAGCTCGCCATTCTGTTGATTCTAGGAGTGTTTCTTTACGATCAAGCCAGATGTTATGACGGAATTTGTTCTGAGTCTCTGAGTTGATACGGAGGGCAATAAGTACATTTTCTTGGCAAGGAATAACAACACTCCCTTCTTTTTTAGTAACAACAAGAAATTCTTCTTCAACTACTCTTGGAAGTGGCTTTTCATAAACAGTAGAACATTTTGCTATAGCATTACGAATTGAGCGTGTACGATAATCTTCTCTAGTTTTTGTTTTTTCTCGCTGTCCTAGTGGAGACGAAACCCAGATACGATTCATTTGATCAGGATCCTTACGAGTCCAAAATGCAAGATGTGAAAGTAAAGACATATCTGCAGTAGATAGATCATCCTTAAATTCTGAAGCATCGCCATTATACATCTTTTGAATAGCTACTCCATTTTTACTATTGAACATTTTTCTAAGAAGCTCTTCATCAGAAAGAGAAGGTTGATCGGTTACAACTTGCTCTTTCTTTTCGTCTTTTGGTAATGCAGTCTTTTCCCAAGGGTATCCAATAATTTTTAAGATAGTATCTAATTCAGTAAGTGATACTGTTCTTATATCCTTTGGAACTTTATCAAATGAATCGTTAGTTGTAGCAATATAACGAACATCTGCATAAACTTCATATGGAGCTTTTTTATTTACAAGTGGTGTGAATGGTTCGTCTACTTCCAGGAATAAATGCAATCCAGTTTTTGATTGAGATACTTCTGTGAAAGTATTGGCTGCTTTTAATAGGTCAAGAATTACTGGAGCGTGTACTGATCTTACTTTACCATCAAGTACTACGTGATCGATATCTATACAGACAAGTTTATTATCGTGAAGAACTATTCCAACTCCATTAAATTTATTTGAACCATTATCAAAATTAGCTGATGCTTTTTCATAGGTAGTCCAAGTAGAAGGATCTATAGTTGAAGCTTTTTTACTTTTTGTTTGATATGGAACTTTTGTATCTTTAATTTCTCCTGTTCTTTCATTTTTTACTGGAACAAGTTTCCAATTAAGCCATCTAACTTCATTACCAAATTTTTCAATAAGAGGACTTTTCATAATTAATCCCTTACATATTCATAAGACTCTCTGTGCAACTGAACTCCTCTATAAATAAAACCTACACATTCATCAAAAATAATATGCACCATATCTCCACTAATATAAATTTCTTTTACAGTCAGTTCTTCTCTTCCACTTTTATTTAGTATATGAGTATTTTTTATTTTCTGATCTATAGAAAAATCTTCATATCCATTACCTGTATAAATTCTAACTTCTAGTACACTATTTTTTTCATCCATAAATATATCTTGTGGAACTCTGTATACGGGCTACCTAATATCAATCGGTTTAGATAGTAGATAACCTGTATACAAAGACCGATTTAAACTAAAAATCTAAAATTGTTTTTAGTCTTTTTTGAGTGTAGCACGAGGTATCTATAACTATGTGTGTATAACTTTTTTTGGACGGATTGAACTTTTTTCATTTTTCATTTTGTTGATAAATAAGGAGTTTTTAGAATCCGTCCAAATCCGTCTATGTGAAATTTTTTCTTATGGACGGCTAAAAACCATTGAAAAATAAGGCTAAAGTACACAATCCGTCCACGTCTATGTCTATTCCTATAAACATTTATATAGATATATATTATATACCCCTATAGACCTATAGGAGAACCTGGGAGTATAGGTATATTTTCTGTGAAGGTTATGGAATGTTATGATTTCACATAGACGGATGGACGGATTGTCAAATTGACTATATATGACAATGGTTTTTAGCCGTCTATAGCTATGGACGGATTTGACAAAATTTTGTAAAAAATGGTGTAATATAGTACTTATCCCCAGTTTTTCTTGTAATTTAACATACATAGATGTATAATAAAGAGGTAGAAATATTAAAAAATTAGATAAAAAATACAAAAAAATGTCAGAAATAACAAAAAATACAGAAATTACTCTTTCAAAGGAGGAAAGTAAGGCGCTTAAGTTCGCAGAAATTAAAGTAATTGATTCTCCAGAGCAAATGAGTGAAGGAGTTTCAATCTTATCTGTACTCAATCAGACTCTTGATCGTCTTACAAAGCACAAAGAAGAAAGAACTAAGCCAATTAATGCAACACTTAAGCTTATTCGTTCAGACTATAAGCCATATGAAGATAAGCTTGAGACTGCTATAGCTGCACTACGTAGACTTATGATTAACTACCAGACTGAACAAAAGTGTTTAGCTAAGATAGAAGAGGATAAGATCATTAATGATAAAAGAACAAAAGTTGAAACAAAGATAGCTAAGATGGAGGAAGTAGCAAAACCTGAAGCAAAGGTAGTTGCTGATGAAGGTATGGTTAAGTTTAAGACAGTTCCTTGTTTTGAGGTTGAAGATGTTTCAAAGTTACCTAAGGAATATATACTTCCAAATGAAACAATGATTCGTGATGCGATGAAGGGAGGAAAAGAACTTCCTGGAGTAAGATATTTTACTGAAGAAAGGCCAGTTAATTTTAGATAAAGAAAAAGCTATCCACAATGAGTATGTTGTATAACATACTCATTTTTGGTATTATTTACATATGTCAGAAATACAAAGTATTGCTATGCGCAAAGTGTGGGCTAATAAGTCAAAGAAAGAAAAATCAGAAAGAATGAGTAATGCAGTAAATGCTAGATGGAGTAAAAAAACACCTGCTCAAAGAAAGAAGTATGCTCTGATGATGGTAGCAGCTAAACGAAAGAAAGCTGAACTTATTAAATAACGGTCGAGTCATTCCTTCTTTGAAAAAACATCCTAATATATTATTAGTTTCTCAAATATCCGAAAGATATTTACAAACATTCTATTGTGCAAGTAACGGGAAAAAATGTTTATATGTATTTAAAAAAACTAGAGCCTATCAACCAGATTTTTGTATTAAATGTTTAGAGGAGATGAACATACTAGATTTGTTTGATATACTAAAACCAAATGAAAGCATCTACTACTACGAAAGTTGTCAAAAAGATTCCGAAAAAATCCTACAACATCAAAGGAAATACTCGTCAGAAGTTAGTTATTAAAAAGGTATTGGAAAGTAATGGAAAAAAGTCTGTTAGTCAAGCTATGAGAGAGTCTGGATATCCAGATACTACAGCATCTAATCCACAGCAACTAACACGCTCTAAAGCTTGGAAGGAAATAATGGAGGATATTATTCCTGAGTCATTTGTTATAGATCAACATAAAAAACTTTTTGATTCTAAACGTATAGATTATTTTTCTTTTCCAAAGACAATGGAAGATGAAGAAATAATTCAGCATATTGAGTCTGTAGGAATTAAAGTTATTACAGTACGCCCATCAGATAAAGGTAAGCTCGCTTTTTATAGTTGCCCTGATGCTCAGGCTGTACGTGCTGCGATTGATATGGCAAATAAGCTTCGAGGTCTTTATGTAGATAAATTAGATGTTACAGGTAATTTAAAAACTATTGTTATTAATAAGTCTCAAAAATAATGTCTACTGCCACTATCAACCTACTTCCTAAACAATCCGATGCCTGGGATTGTTTCGAAGATCCAAATATTACTGAGCTTGGTTATGGAGGTGCAGCTGGAGGGGGTAAAACTCGTTTAGGTTGGTATCTTATCATTACTATTTGTGAATCATACCCTGGAGCAAAATGTATAGTTGGTAGAAAGGAATTAAAAACACTTCGAACAACAACTCTTGTTGAACTATGGATTATATTTTCAGAGCTTGGATATAAAGAGGGGTCAGACTATACCTTTGATGGTAAAGATAACATTATTAACTTTTCAAATGGTTCAAGTGTAATGCTACTTGATACTGCTATATCAACACAGGATCCAGAATATACTCGTTTTGGATCTCTTCCTGTTACTTTTGGGTGGATAGATGAATCAAACGAAACACCAGAGAAAGCAAAAGCTATTTTAAAGACTCGTGTTGGTCGTGCAAATAAATTTATTATTGGAGGTAAAGAAGTTATTGTTAAGCCTTTTTGGCTTGAGACTTTCAACCCTAATAAGGGCCATGTGTACCGAGATTACTATAAGTTATGGAAGGATCAGACATTACCTCATTATCGAAGGTTCATTCGTGCTCTTCCTGGAGATAATCCATATCTACCACAGGCCTACCTTGATGGATTACAGAGAGCTGATGAAATAACGAAGCAAAGACTTCTTTATGGTAACTTTGAGTTCGATTCAGACCCTAATAAGATCATCGACTATCAGGCAATTATGGATCTATCAACGAATGTTATAGCTCAACCATTAAAACCAATTAAAACAACAATTGTCGATGTCGCACGATTCGGAGGAGATAAGATTGTAATAGGAACATTTAAAGGCCTTGAGCTCTATTCTCTTGGTGTATACACCTATCAAGGGACAGATGAAACAATAAAGCAAATCAAGCAGGAATGTATCGATGAAGTTGTTCCTATCCAGAATGTTCTTATAGATGAAGATGGAATTGGTGGTGGAGTTGTTGATCATCTAAAGGGCTGTAAAGGTTTTAGTGGAGGAGCTTCCCCATCTGTGATGTTTGATGATTTTACAGGTAAAGTTTCTCACGAAAATTACCGTAACTGTAGAAGCCAGTGTTATTTCATTCTTGCTGGAACAATCAATGGGCACGGAATGTCAGTAAAAATAACAAAGTTTAAGACTAACATTGAGGGCTATACTATTGAGAAATGTTTATCTGATATGGCTGAGGAACTCGATGCTATAAAGAAAACTGATAATTCTGGAGGCGATCAGAAGATGGCTATTATCCCGAAAGCTGATATTAAAGAAGCTCTTGGAAGATCTCCTGACTTCTCAGATATTCTTATGATGCGAATGTTCTTTGAAGTTAATAAACCATCAGATGCTACACCTTCTTGGGTAAATGTTCCACAGCGTAGAACTGAAGTTAAGAAGAACAAAGCTCGTTAAGTTGCATATACATAATTTATTATTTACACTTCACTATATGACTACATCTAAAAAGAAAGTTGCTCCAAAGAAAGTTGCTAAAAAGGTTGCAAAGAAAGTTGCAGCTAAAAAGACAATCATCAAAAGGAATCAAACTCCTCACACTCCACCAGCGCAACCTTTATCAAAAGATGCTTTTACAGTTGCTCTTACAATGGGAGGTAAAGAATATGTAGTAAAATCTGAAGCAGTTGTTAATGCTCTCGATGAACTTCAAAAGACAATGCCTCAGATTAAGACAAGAGGAGATTTTGTCATTACACAAGGAAAAAGACATATGAGAATTAGTATGTTCGTATGGCCTCTTAAGCGTTTATTAATGGGTAAGGTAGGAAAAGAGATATTTGCAAAGCGAGTTTCAATAGCACTAAAATAATTTATGTACCCAGATATTTTTCAATTAACCAAGCGAGAGGAAGCTAACTATCAGACATTACCTATACCAATTTTTGATAATTGGGAATGGAACATGTACAAGCATGTTATTACAACGGTTGCTTATAAAAATAGTCAGTACACCTCAGGAGATAAAGAGAATCGCCCTTTTAAGAATATCATCAGGCCTATTCTTAACGTTCAATATCGTGCTGAAGGCTTTGATCTTAAGGATATTGATATCTATGTAGATGATGCAAAGGATTATTATAAGTCATTCCTTATTAAGAAATTCCATGAAAAATGGGGAAGAGTTGTTCATATGGACACGTTCATTGATGAGCTTGTAGAGTCATATGTAGACTTCGGAGGAGCTCTTATAAAAAACGTTAATAAAGAACGACCAGAAGTTGTACCTCTTCAGCAGATAGCTTTTTGCGATCAGACAGATATGCTCTCAGGTCCTCTTGGCCTAAAGCATTTCTATGCTCCGGATCAACTTAAGCTCATGGAAAAGAAAGGCTGGGGTAAGTTCGGAACTACCATTGATGAAGTTCTTACATTCGCTCAGAATTATAAGATCGGTGAAACAACAACAGCAACTATTGCACGTACTCCAGGAAAATACATTGAAGTGTACGAAGTTCACGGGATGTTCCCTAACTCTTGGCTTGAAGATGAATCATCAGATGCAGATGTAAAAGAAGATTCTATCGAAACAGAAAAATCAGAGTTTAATTTCTCCCGTCAGGTTCATATCATCACGTACTATCAGGATGGAGCAACAACTGATGGAAAAGGGATCACTCTTTTCAGAGGAAAAGAAAAAGACTCTATCTTTAAAGTACTAAAAAGAGATACAATATTTGGTCGTGCTCTCGGACTTGGAGGAGCTGAGGAACTATTTGAGCCGCAAGTATGGCTTAACTACGATGTTATTCGTATTAAGGAAATGTTAGATCATGCTTCAAAGATTATTCATCAGACAGCGGATCAGTCATACGCTACTCGAAATACTACTGAGGATATGGATAATGGGACCATTCTTATTCATGAGCTAGGAAAGCCTCTTACTCAGGTTGATACACAGCCTGTAAATATTACTGTATTTGAAAATTCAATTAAGGAATGGGAAGCTCATGCACAGCAAATGGGTAGCGCTAATGATGCAATTATGGGAATCAATCCAAACTCTGGAACACCATTTAAGCTCCAGGAGCTTGTTACACAGGAAGGTCATTCACTTCATGACTACCGAAGAGGTAAGATTGCTACGTTCGTAGATGAAGAGGTTTATATGGACTGGGTAATTCCTTTTATGTCAAAAGAGGTTACGAAAGATCAGAAATTTATGAGCGAACTTTCTCTTGAGGAGCTTCAGGCTGTAGTTGATAACGTTGTTGTCAATGAAGCAAACAAGCTTATCTCAGAAAAAATGTTTAGCTATACTGATTCTACTATTGATCCAGTTACTCAGGAAGAAATAGATTTCGCTACTGAGAAAGTTCGAAAAGAATTTATGCGTGGAGGTAACAAGCGGTTCTTAGAGATTGTTGCAGGTGAAATGAAAGATGCCCCTCTTGTTGTTAAAACAAATATTGCTAATAAGCAAAAGGATCTCTCAGGTAGAACAGATAAGATGGTAAATATCATGAGACAGATTATCGCTGCTCCTCAAATCCTCCAGGATCCTGGAATGGCTAAGCTCTTCAATCAGATTATTGAATCATCTGGATTCTCCCCTGTGGACTTCTCATATTTAAAGCCAGCTACTCCGGCTCCTACACAAACAACTGTTACAGCAGAAGAAACAACAACACCTCCTCCAGACGGAAGTGTAGTTGATTTAACAAAACAATAATAACAATATATGGAAAATTATCTATCAGATATCGAGAAGGAAGCAATCGTTACATTTTATGGAAATGCAGTAATGCGTGAGGCGGTTAAGAAAGTTCTTTTATTCGATGTTTACAATAATGGGGTTCTTAAGCCAGGAGAGGAAGCTATGCCTACTCGTAACTTCATGCTTGGTCTTTATTTTAATAATCAGGGTCAAGAGGTTTCTAATGAGGCTCTTGGTGCTGAACTTCGAGCTGCTGCTGAAGGTATTTCAACTGTAGAGAATGCCTTCAATAAAATGAAGAGCATTACAGGTGCTCCGGTTGTAAAAGAGCCTAAGGTCAATGTAGCGAGATAATTACTAACGTTTCTATTAAATTTATACAAATTTATGACAGGATATAAAAACATAACAGCATCAACACAGCTAAAGACACTACCGGGCCGTCTTTGTGGAGTTTTCATTTCTTCTGCATCAGGATCTCCTACAATAAAGATTACTGATGGGGTAGGAGGAACACCAGCGGCTGCAGTAAAAGCAACACAGGTTCTTACAGCTTCTACAATAGCAGATGGTGAAACAGTTACTATTGGAACAGCAGGAGTTAATAGCAGGACTTACACATTCAAAACAACTCTATCAGGAGCTGCTTTTGAAGTTCTTATTGGAGCGTCAGATGCAACAGCTCTTGATAACTTAAAATCAGCTATCAACGCAACAGCTGGAGCAGGAACAACATATGGAACTGGAACAACTGCACATCCTGAAGTTTCAGCAACAACTAATACTGATACACAGCAAACAGTTGAGGCTCTTCAGGCTGGAACAGCTGGAAATGCAATTGCTACTACAACAACATGTGCAGCAAGTACATGGGGAGCAGCAGTATTAGCAGGAGGCCTTCAGGCTGTAGAACTTGTAGTTGATACATTCACTCCAGTTGCAGGAACTTACTACAAATTCGGAGATGAGAATGGTATATCAATAAAGAACGCTCTCTATGTAACAGTTGGAGCAACTGTTAGCGCTAACTTTTTCTTTGATTAAGTTTACAAGTAAAAATTAGTTAGTTACACTTAATTTGTAACTTAACAAGCTTGTTACACTAATTTATAAATTAAATTCATATATATGATTACTTCAAAAAAGGATCTAGCAAGTAAGATAGCAGTCGGAAGATTGCTTACTGTAAAAGTAAGACTTACAAATGCTCAGATAAAAGCACTTAGAGCAACTCCAATTACTCTTGTGCCAGCGGTTACTAATAAAGTTATTCAATTTGTTGGAGCACAATTGAAACTTGTTTATGGTTCGAACGTATTTACTGAAACAGCTGATAACATGGCTATTAAGTATACAAATGGATCAGGTGTAGCAGTTTCTCAAGCAATTGAGGCCACTGGCTTCATCGATGCAGCAGCAAATACTATTACTAATGCAATTCCAGCACTCGATGCAATCGTTGCTGAAACAGGTGCAAAGAGTAAGGCTCTCGTTCTTCATAACACAGGAGATGGAGAATATGCAGGAAACGCAGCAGCTGATTCAACAATGGTTGTTACTGTTTCTTACATGGTGCACGATCTTAGCTAATAAGCTTTGATGAGGGCTTAGAGCATAGCTACCTCCATTTACTCGCTTAGAATAAATGACAAAAAAAGCATAGTTCATAGGATGGAAAACCTTGTAAAATACCAAACTAATTTTTAACATAACTGATATGTCAGAAATACCAAATATCGATGATAACAATGAGGATGATGGAGCTGAGCTAGATAATTTTGATGCACAGACTGATACTGAAATGGATGAAGCTGGAGACGATCCAGTGAAACTCAAGGACATTATCAAGAAGCGTTCAGAATCACGCCAGCGACTCTATACTAGACTTAAGGCAGCTGAGACGAAAGCCAAAGATGCCAAGCCTGAAGTAAAGAAGCCAGCATCCAAGAAAGAAGAAGGACTTGATAGAGTTGATAAAGCAATACTTCGTGTGGAAAAGATTACTGATTCAGATGAAGTTGATCTCGTTCAATCTATAATGAAGGAAACTGGAAAAGATCTCGAGGCTGTACTTGAAAGTAAATATTTTAAGTCCGAACTAGCAGCATTACGCCAGGATAGAGAGACAAAGGATGCTATTCCGAATAACTCAAAGCGAACTGGGCAGTCAACACGTGATAGTGTGGAATACTGGCTCGCAAAAGGGGAACTTCCGAAAGATAATCCTGCACTCAAAATTAAGGTTGTTAATGCCAAGATTGCTAGGGAAAAAGACAAGAATCAATTTTCAGATAATCCTATTCGTTAGTTTCGAATCTTTCTTCTTGAAAAAGTTTCTATTAATAAGTTTAATTTAAAATAAAAAACTATGTCAGTAATTTATCAAGAAGACTGGGTAGTAAAGCTACAGGAACGTCTAGCTGAAGCAACAAAGTGGAAGGATTTCATGCGTGTTGAGATTTCAAACTCTCGTACACTCCATAACCCGTATCGTACAGATGCAACAGTGCTTACACTCGTACCTTATACAGCGTACGTACCAGCACAGATTGCTATGACAGATGAAAGTATCACTATCGATGCTTCATTTGTTATCCCTGAAATTATCGACCGTGCTGATCTAGCACAGTCTGGATATCTTAAGCAAATGGATATCGCTGATAATCAGGGTGTACAGCTTAATGAAAAGGTTGAGTCTTATGTATACTCACAGTATGCACAGCTCACTACTTTCGATAATACCGAAATTGGTGGTGCTGCAGGTAACATCACTGTTACATCAACAAATATCGATGATATCATCCGTGCGATGGTTCGTAAGATTTCAGTTGCTAAAGGTGATGCTCTCGCTGAAAGAAATGGCCTCTTCATCGTATGGCGCCCAGCTGATTTTGAACTCCTTACTGCATTTATGCAGGCTAACGGGTTCTCTACAGCTGATAACGCTCTTAGTGGAGGTGTTAAGGGTGGAGTTGACTATATGGGTGTTACGCACTATAAGTCTACTCTCCTTACAGCTGGACACGTTATCGGAGGTGTGAAGAAGCTCTTCCATCTAGGTATTCTTAAGGATACTTATGGAGCAGTTATGGTAAACGAAAAGGATCCAGGAAATGTATCTGGAGCCTCAATCGTTTCTCGTCTCGACCTCAAGTGTAAAGCTTGGAACAAGACAACTCCAGTACTTTTCAACATTACAGTTGCTTAAGTATTAACAAAGCTCCCCTCGTGGGGCTTTGTTAGGTTATAGAGTAATGACTATAGCATAACAAAACCCCAGAAGGTTTAAACTATACAACTATGCTCCTACCATTTAGTGATACAACAAATCGAACAGGAATCATTCAGTTAATTGAAGATAATACCTTAACACAAGGGGCCACTTCTTCATCATATCCATTAACAGTAAAAACAAGAGATGTCAATATGGCTCTTGTTGAATTTATGATGATTGCAATGGAAGTTTCTGGAAAATGGAAGGTTGATGATACAAATCAGACTGACTATCCGTTTGTTACTTTTAACCTTGCGGCTAATCAACAGGATTACTCATTCTTAAATGATGGTTCAACAATTCCAAACCAGATTTTAGACATTCATCACGTAGAAATAAAGGATGCTAATGGAAATTGGATCACTCTTGATACTTATGACATGTTCAATGATGGAACTAGATCATTAAATCAGAGTGCGACTCAGGCAGGAACTCCAACTCGTTATGCAAAGACAGCAAACGGTATATTTTTTGATCTAAAACCTGATTATTCATCAACCAATGGAGCGAAAATATACTTTTCTCGCTCTCCTTCATACTTTGCTTCAACAGATACTACAAAATACCCTGGTATTCCTGATATGTTTCATCGTTGGTGTGCGCTTAGGCCTTCTTATGACTATTGTCTACGTAAAGGAATGGCTAATGCTGGAGCATATAAGCTTGAACTCTATGGACCAGATGGTAAAAGTGGCCTAAAAGGTTCAATTGAGGAATATTACAGCTCAAGAGATAAGGATGCTGTAATGAAAATCTCTATGAAGAGAATAAATTCACGATAATATATGATTACTCCTACAAATACTACTAAAAATACAATAAGTCCTGTAAAGGTAGCTAAAACTTATGCAATCCAGGGTGTTTATGGAATAGGAGTATACGGACTAGCAATCTACGGTGTAGGATCTCCAAATTTTGGAACAGTTACAAATCAGTCGAAAAACTCAATTACTCCAACTAATACTTTAAAGAATTAATATGTCATACCCTAACGATGCAGGAACAACCTATACAACAAAAGTTGATGGAACTGATGTTATCTATGCCGCTGATGTAAATAATTTACAGACTGAAATAAGTGCTATTAAAACCTTACTTGGAATAATTGGAAGTGCAGTTACTGGTACTTTTTACTATGTAATGTCTGAAATAACTGGATCCGACAAAGTTCTTGGGAAAACAGCAACACAGACAACAACTAATAAAACTCTATCAACTGGAACTAAGGTTCTTGTTGGCTCTGATGCTACTGGAGATATCTATTACAACGGAGGGTCTGGAGTGCTTACTCGTTTAGCTGCATCAACGAATGGGTTTATTCTTAAATTGGTTGCAGGGATCCCGGCTTGGGTTGCTGAAACAGTTGTTGTTGCTGCAACAGAGGCTGTGGAAGGTATTTCAAGACTGGCAACAGCAGCACAAATAACAGCAGGAACAGCCTCGGAAGGGGGCTACCCTATTGTGATAACACCAGATCAACTGGCATTAAGCGCTCCAACATTTTCAGCGGCAAATGTAACTAATTTACCTTTAAATATTTATACAACAAGTTCATCAGCTAACCAGAAACTAGCAGCAGATAATACAACAGCGACAATTAGTGCTGGAACTGCAAAAGTAAAAGAAATTATAGTGAATTACAGTGGTGTAATCAGCTCATATTTTGAAGCACAAGGAAACGGAGTTGGAACAACTTGGGGGCAAGTTTATAAAAATGATGTTGCTATTGGAACACAAAGAAACCCCCTTACAAATGGATCTTATACAGCTTACACAGAAGATGTTACTGTTAGCTCTGGCGACAGAATACAGTTATATCTAAATGGCTCAGGAGGAGGGCAGTCTACAGCAAAAAACTTTCGTATTAGATACGACAAAGCTATTAGTAATGAGGGACTTATTGTAACTAATTAATATTATGTCAGAACTCGCAATACAAAATAGATTCGATGGAGGACATGCTGAAGATGTCCGAACAGAAAATACAAATGAATGTGAAAGTTCAGACAATTTCGACACGTTTACAAATCCTCACATGCTAATTCCATATATTGATATGGTTGCGGAGACAGTATCATCAGGAACTCTTACAGACTTCTCTTTTACTGATGTTGATACAGTAAACTCTTCAGGGACACCCTATCTCGTAGCTCTTGCTGAATTATCTTCAGTTAATGATGCTCCAGCTTTTTATAGAAAATCTTCGAGCTCTTCAATTTCTGCTTCTTGGCAGTATTACGCAACAGGATCAGGACACGTAGATCATAATACTCTTTGTATCTATAACGGACTCGCTTACTGTATAGCTCATGACAATACTCCATCTCATAACCTTCAAAAGTATGATGGTGTTTCAACAGTTACGACAATTGGAACGATAACTAACACAGGATATTCATCGGTAGTAGTTCGCCCATTCGTACACCCTGAAGATAATATTATGTATATGGTTGATGGAAACATTATTGCATCGTATAACGTAAATACAGCTATATTTACAGCAAGCGCCTTTGTACTTCCAGCTGATAAAGTTGGAGTATCACTAACAGCGCTTGGAGGATATCTTGTGATTACCTGTAGGCCTAAATATGGAATAGGAAATTCAGTAATGTATTACTGGGGAAGAGATGCTTCAGTTACTACGCTTCAGGAGTCAATTGATCTTGGAGCTTGCCAGGTAAACATCGTTGAAAATATCGACAACCAGCTTGTAGTTATTAGTTCAATGTCAGTAGTAGGAAGTTATGCAAATATTTCACAGAATAGACTTACAGCTCGAATCTATGCAGGAGGTTCACTTCAGCCAATAAAAGAATTAACTCTTTCATCAACTTTTGGAACTTCTCTTAATAACTTCAAAGTAAAAAAGGATAATAAGATCTATTTCGGTTTTGATTTTGATACATCGTTCTACGTATTCGGTAAGAATAAGGAAGGTAGATATTCTCTCGGTCATTCAAGAGCTCTTCCGCCTTCAGCAACGAATTTAACCGGGTTCAGTATTGTTGGAGATATATGGTTCGTAGCGTATAACACTAATGCTATCGGACATAAGTTCGCTAGAACATTATCTATCCAGGAATCTGCGGCCTATGTAACCTCCTGTGTTTATAGAACTACTATCAATCCATCGATGAAGATTTCTCATAGAAGTCATGCAAAGCAACTTGAGGGAATACAAATTCTAGTAGGAGAATCAACATCAGGAACTGTACTTGTAAAATATAGTGTAGATGGATCAACTTTTGCTACAGTTGAAACACAAACAAATGCTACTGGGGTAATTACTTTTGAAGCTCTTGGCTTAACGGGGGGAGTCAATTTTCTAGCAGGAAGAGAATACCAGTTCGAAGTAACAACTACTGGAAATACCCCAGTAAAGGAAATACGTTATCGTTACTCACTCTTAAATCAAGCTGTATAATATGACACCTGAACAAATACAATTACTCAATGATGTTAATAATAAATTGAACTTATTTTTAGAAGTTTATTATAAAACTAATTTTCCAGACAAAACTATCTTTAATAAAGAGGTTGTTATTAATGGTAAATTTACAACAAAGTCAGGAGAAAAAATGGGGCTATTTGGATCAACTCCAGTTGTACAACCAGCTGCGATTGCTGCACCATCTGGAGGAGCAACAATTGATACACAGTGTAGAAGTACACTCAGCACATTACTCACTGAATTAAGCACTCTTGGTATTATTGGATAATTTATTTATACTTAAAATATATATGGCAACAGACTACTCTACAATCAATTCAACAATAATACAGCCTAATCCAGCGCTAACAATTCCTCCTGTTCCTCAACCTGATACAAGTCATATCGGAGTTACTCAGGGTATAGCAGATACCATTGCAGGAGATCTTACAAGTCTTACAACTAAGACATCAGAAGCTCAAAAGCAAGTAGATGCTTCAGGAAGTGGAATCACTGACATAATGAGTCAATTAACTGGAAAGACAGCTGACACTCAGATAGCAAATGAAGCTGCCGGAGTTAATACTGCAACTGCAGATGTTAATAAGTATCAGACATCGCTCGCTGATCTTAATTCTCAAGCATCACAGCTAAATAGAGAGGCTCAGGCTATTCCAATCCAGGTTCAGAATCAGGCGGTAGGAACTGGGGCTACAGATCGCGGTATAGCGCCTATTACATCGGCAAGGTTAAGAGATAATGCTCTTAAGGCACTCTCTATCGGACAGCAAGCAGATATCGCTTCAGCGGCACTTACGGGCTCAAATATTAGACTTCAGGCTGCTAAAGATAAATCTATTCAGATGGTAGATCTTAAATACAAGCCAATGGAAGAGAAGCTCGCAATTAAAGAAAGACAGTATGCTCTTAATAAGGATGCGCTTGCAGCTATTGATAAGAAAAGAGCTGAAGCTCTTGGTGTGGCTCTCGAGAAAGAACAACAAGCAATCAATGAAAAGAAGGCTAATGAAAAAGCTATTTCAGATATGATTATTAACGCTTCAACAGCGAATGCTCCATCAGCTAGTATTGAGGCTGCAAAGAAAGCAAAAACTCCAGCTCAGGCAGCAATGATACTTAAGCAATATGCAGGAGATTACTATAAGACCGAGCTTCTTAAGGAGCAGGTAAAATCAGAAAGAGCTCAACAGGCAAAATTATATGCTGATATTGATAAAATCAAAGCGGATGCTGGAAAAACAAGGGCTGAAACAGTAGGAATGAATCAGCTCCCAGGTGATACATTTTTAGATCCTAAAGTTATAGATAATCCTACATTTAAACTTGCTCAGTCTCTAACTCCTGTGAAAACTGCTATCCAGGCATATAAAGATGCGATTAATACATATGGGGCTTATGAACTAGCTGATCCAACAGGTAGAGGAGCAATACAATCATCTTATGGTAATGCTATTGCTGCATGGAAGACTATGGCTGGACTTGGAGCATTGTCTGGAGCCGATTTCGTGCTTGCAGAAAATGCTATTCCTGAGCCAGCAATATTTTCTAGGAACTCAACGTCTATTTCAAAGTTAGACAACTCTCTAGCTAATGCAGATTCACAGATTAGTACTTATGTTAAGACATTAAAGACAGCATATCCAAAATCAGTTGGAGGAATTGATGCAACGATCAATGCTTCCCAGGCTTCTCCAAAAGTAGAGGTCCCTAATAAATTCAGGTCTGCAATCGGAGGTTCTTCTACACCGATAATGGGAACAAAAATTATTAATAAAGTGGGGAGTGATGGATCTATAGAGTTTACAATACCAAAATAACATTATGGCAAATATTAAAGAAGCGTTCGATTACGCATCAAAAAATCCAACAAGTGATTTCGCAAAGAATTTAGAACAGCTTGCTTCTGGAGGCTCTCTCGATCAAGAGGCTGCGAAGTATGGTATTGATCTTACTGAATTTAAGCCAAAAAAAAACTTAGTTGATAAGCTAGTTGATACTGGTAAGCAAACTATTAATGATCTTGCTGATACAGGTAAGAGAGTTATTTCTGGAGAGACTGATCCACGCTTAGGAGTAGTTCAGGCTGGAGGAGATGTTGCAAAAGGTATTCTTGATGCTTCAGGTAAAGTTATTGATGCAACTCCAGTTTTAGGAACAGCTGTAAAAGCTCTTGGAGAACACGTTATCGCTCCAACTATTGGAGGATTACAGGCTCTTGTTACAAAAGGACTTAATAATAAACTAGCTGAAGAAGTGCTCGCTTCTCCAGCAGCTCAACACCTTGTGGACTTTATTGATGCTAATCCTGATATTGCTAGAACAGCAACCTCAGTTAATGATATTGCTAATGCTGCACTTATGTTTACTGGGGCTGGAAAAGCTACAAGTATTGCAACAGATGTTGCTAAGGCTGGAGCTGAAAAAGGTGTTCAGGTTGCTACAGATATTGCAAAGCCAGTTATTGATGCAGTAAAGCCAGTAGCTCAAGGAACAGTTGATCTTATTAAGATGGCAGGAAAAGGAGCTGCACAGATACCAGATCGTATTGCAACCAATGTTGCTGAAAAGCAAGCTGTAGAAAGTGCTATTACTGCGCTACCTACTAAGACAGGACAGAATGCAGTTCGTAATGGAGTTGATATCATAGATGTAAAAAATCTCGCTGATATTCCAGCCACCCAGGAAACAAGGAATCTGATTCAGACTGTGAAAGACTTCGCAGCTGGAAATACTAAGACAGATCCAATTGAGGTTGTTGGTAAGCCTATTGTAGACAGACTCAAAGAACTTGATAAGACTCGTCAGGAAGTCGGAGCAAAGCTTGGTAATGCTTCAAAGAATATTGGAATACTTACAAAGCCAGAATTACAAACTGGAGTTCTTTCTCGTTTACAGTCAGTTCCTGGACTACAGGAAGTTACTCAGGGAGCAAATGGCCTTCTTGATTTCTCAAAGACTACTCTTGCATCATCACTTTCAAAGCTTGATCGTAAAGCGATACAAGAAGCTTATACTGAAGCTACAAAATGGGGAGATGGTATAAAAGCACATAACTTTAGACAAACTCTTTTCGAGAATCTCGGAGGTAAGAAAAAATCTCTTGCAAATATTACAGACACTCAAGAGCGAGCATTTGAAGCAATTCGCTCTGGTCTTTCTGATGTTATTGAGAGTAAGAATCCTGTGTACAAGGATCTTAGTAACCAATACAGAAAGATTGTTCAGCCAATCGGTGATATGCGTAAGCTCATGAAGAATATCGATCCAAATTCTACAGATGATATTCTCAATATGTCAGCAGGCCTTCTTGCTCGTAGAATTACAAGTGCGGCTGCATCAAATCCACAGATAAAACAAATTCTTACAGCTCTTGATGAAGCAGGAACAAAAGGAGCAACAAAGGTAAGCGTTGAAAATCTTCAGAATCTTTATAATACACTTAATAAGTATTACGACATTGCACCAAAGACAGGATTCCAGAATCTCGTTAAGGAAGGGACTCAGGCAGGCTCGGGAGTTATGGATACTATCAGCGATGCAGTAAAAGGGCTTGCTGGTAATACAAGCGCTGTACGTCAGAAGGCTCTCGAATCATATTTGAAGGATGTTCATATTCCAGGGAATACTACAGCTGAAAGAATTACAGCTTTTCCAAGAGATACAACTATGACAGGGGCTAACTCAATCGTTCAAGAAAATTCTATTGCAAAGTATGTTAAAGATGCTCCAGCAATGCTTAAGGATTATATTGCAAAGCACGGTAAGGTAGTAAATACTGATGAAGCTAGACAGTTCTTCAAAGATACAGGATATCATGGAAGTAATGCTGCTGCAGTTCAAGAACCATCATCAGCGCTCGCTAAGGATGCTTGGAGATACCTTCTCAAAGAATCTAATAAGCCGGATGTACTTCTTTATGCAGGAGGATCAGGAACAGGTAAGAGTAGTATCGTAAATAAGTTACTTCTTAATGAAGTGAAAGATGCAGGAGCAATTCTTGATGGTAATCTTTCTTCTATGAGTTCAGCAGAAGCTAGAATTAACGAAGCTGTAAAGGCTGGCAAATCCCCCACCGTGGTCTATGTCTATCGTGATCCAGTTGATGCTTGGGTTAATGGTGTAGTAAAGAGAATGAATGAAAATGCTGCTGAAGGAGGACGTCTTGTTCCTATGAGTGTATTCCTACAGAACCACGAAGGATCATATAATGTTATTAAGAAGCTCTTAGAGAGTAAAGCAAATGATATTTCTTATAACGTTAAGATGCTCGATAACTCGCTCGGTAAAGGATCTCAAGAGTTCCTTAGTAAAGCAAAATTTGATAGTATTAAGTATGCGAGCGACCTCAAAGATAAACTTGTCTCTGAGACAAAGAAATTATTAGATAACGGTACTATTAAGCCATATCAATATGACGAACTCATTAAATAAGAATAATCCAGACAAATTTTCTAAATTTTTAGACTCCCTTCCTCCATCACAAAGGATCAAGGATAAGGCAAAAGATTACGGACAAATTTCATTAGATGCTATCAAAACACCTGAATAATTTAGGTGTTTTTTGCTATCCACAGTTTTTGTTTAAAATAGTTGTACATTTTACTTGACATACATACATAATAGGAATATACTGTATTTAGAAGAGGAAAACAAATTAAGACACCACTTCTCCAGATAACACTATGAACAATACAATTACAACAATCAAATCAACTACTCCTTATGCTCCAGTTGCGAACTATACAGGTTACGGATGGCAAGGCAAGCTTTACGATCCAAAGTTATCAATCGTTGAAATTAGTCAGTTCGTTAAAGGTATCTTAAAGAAGCAATATCCAACTTGTACATTCTCAATTAGAACACAGAGATACTCAGGGGGGCAGTCTCTCTCTGTGCAACTTATGAAGTCAGACTTCACTCCATTTGCAACTCCAGATCTTAGTAAGCTTGAAAAATATAATAATGGATGTCTTACTGATGCTGAAAAACTTGAATACTGGAATAGAGCAATTGAAAAAGGATCTCACGGAATTAATCAGTATTATATCAAAGATGATTATATGCTTAATGAAAAAGGTATGGAATTATTCCAGTTCGTTAATAAGCTTATCTGTGCTTATAACTACGATGATTCAGATGGACAGATTGATTACTTTAATACAAATTTCTACTATGACATTGGTATCGGAAGATGGAACAAGGCTTTCACATTAATAACAAAATAATTATAACTACTATGAAAAAAACTCTAAACATAATAACTCCGAAAGGATTCAAACTTAACAATAAAACAGACTACGGGAAACTTTCCCTAGAGGCTGCTAAAAAAATCAAATAGTATGCGAAAAGATACTACTATCATTAGCGCTACATTTGATCTAATGACTGCGAATCGACTAGTTACAAAGAATCACAAGTATTCTTGTGGTGTTGATATCGACATTGAGAAAGAGTTCAAAGATGAAAGAGCAGATTTCTTTTTTAACTCTCCAGATCGTCAGGATGGCGAGCTCTATTATGCTCTAAAGAAATTAGGATGGCTTAATAAGAAGTATGAAGCACCTTATTACTGGCAAGTGAGGAGAGATAAAGTAATTATTAGTTATACCGAAGGGGATATATACATCAACTATGAAAAAATATAAAACACTGTTAGAAAAAGAAAATAAGAGCGATGTATCAAAAGCTACAGGTATATCAAGGCAGGCACTTTATGACTGGATCAATGGGAAGTACGAGCCAAACTATAAACAAATTGTAAAATTGTCTTTATACTTTAACAAAGCAGTTGAAGAGCTTATTTAAAGCCAGCAAGAACCGCAATAATTCCTATAACAAAGTATAGGACAAATATTCCAGCAATAATATATAAGAGTATCATACATATATGATACTCTTTTTATTATGTATGTAAAGTGCATAGCTAGACTTTTACTAATTAGTTATTTACACTAAAAATATAACTTACTAAAACAATTTCTCCAGGGGGAGAGAAAAATATTATGCCAGATCCAAATTTTGATACTTTTACGAATCTTAAGAAGCTTGCGAAGATGCTTGATGGTAATCAGCTTATTACTACTGAGGAATTAAAGTCTGCAATTACTGATGTTGCAAATATCCTTGCTCAATATCGATCTGCAACTGTAGCAGTTAATAAGGAGACTGAAAAAACACTTAATGATGCACTATTAAAGATGAATGCAGCATATGAGAAGTGTATGTCTGAAGTAAAAGACAACGGGAACACTCTTTCATCTGATATCCAGAAAAGAGTTGATGCTGCTATTGCTGTCTGTAATGCAAAAGCTGATGAAATAATGGCCTGTAAGCCTGAAAATGGACTTGATGCTGATGAAGAGGCTATTTATCAAAGACTTTTAGAGAGTCTTCCTGAAGAAGTAGAAGAGACACCAGAAGAATTAAGAGACAAACTTGAGTCATTAGAAGGAGAAAATCGTCTCGATAAGTCTGCTATTTCTGGCCTTGATGAATGGCTCGCAAGTATTCACGAGATTGTAAAAAAGATCCCATTTAAGGGGGGAAATACGAACGGAGGAGGTGTTCAATCTGTGATCTCCTCTGATGGCTCGGTTACAATAACCTCATCAATGGCAAAGGGTAAGGGGGTAATAGATCTCTCTGTTTCTGTGAGTGGAGCAGTTACCATCCTCACAAAGACAGGAGGAACTATTGATGATTCAAATATGGCCTTTACATTTGCCTCTAAGCCTACAGAGATTATTGTAAACGGACTGTCTTATATAGAAGGAGCAGGATGGAGCTGGACCGCTGGGACATTAACAGCAACACTTACATTCCCTGTAGGGGCTGGAGGTGGTATTTATGGAAGAAAATAATTTGATACACTTATAACATATGAAACTTAAACATCTATTACTCTCAATATTAGTAGCAATTCCTTTATTAGTAAGTGCTCAGCAATCAACAAATCTTTATCAAGGTGGTACAGGGTGGTCTACTTCTACAAAAGGAGACTTACTTATTGGAACATCATCATCACTTCTTCGTTATACAAGACTTCCAATCGGCTCAGCTGGATACGTTCTACAGTCAGTTTCAGGACAACCATCATGGGTAGCTACTTCTTCTCTTGGTATTTCTGGAGGAAGTAGCTCAGGTAACTCAGCATGGACTATTGGTAACGGGGTTATTTATAATGCAACAAATACAGATTTAGTAGGTATTGGTACAAGTACACCAGTATATAAGCTTGATATATTAAGCTCAGGACTTACTAAAGGTCTACGTCTTATCGCTTCATCAACTAACTTTTCACCGTACCTTACCTTTTCTGGTAACAGCACAAAAACATCTTTTGCACAGAAAAATACATCTTTCCAAATAGGAAATGGTGACGCTGATTCTTTCTCAGCGTATATCTATATGTTAAATTCTGGTGGCAAGGTTGGTATTAACTCGTCAGTACCAGTATCTCAATTTGAAGTTAACGGGAATGTTGGTATTGGCTTAAATTATGCAGCCACAGTTGCAGCACCTACTAATGGACTTATTGTAGAAGGCAATACTGGTATTGGGACATCTTCGCCTACCCAGAAGCTACATATCGGAGGAGGAATGAGGCTTGAAGGACAGTTTAAGGACTCAACCAACGCATCAGGGACGTCAGGACAAGTTTTAACTTCAACAGGGACATCTACTTTATGGTCAACTCTTGCAGGTTCAGGAACAGTTACTTCTGTATCATTAACAGCTCCTACAGGTCTTACTGCTGCTTCTACAACGTGTACAGCAGCATGTCAGTTAGCATTAACATTAACTGCTGGCTACAATATTCCTTTAACAGCTTCCACAACTAACTGGAATAATTTTTATAATAGTACTTCTACAGGAACAGGTGGATTAGTTAAGCAGTATTCTCCAACAATAGTAACACCAACTATACTAGATGCATTAATTTCTTCAGTACAAGCATTTACAACTTCAGCTGGGGTTTTAATTAAAAACAATGCTGGGGTTTCAGTTGCTTCTTTTGGTGTAGGGTCTTCAGGATCAACAAATATTGCATTAATCGGGAATACTGCGGTTACAGGGACACTCTCTGTAACAGCTACATCAACTTTTGCAACAACAACAATAAATGGTTCAAGTAACTTTACCGGACTTGTGACATTTGCTAACGCATCCTCCACAGGAGTTTCTACGCTTCCTACAATATTCTCTACAACAGCACTTAATGTTAGAGGGCTATTTAATGACTCAACAAATGCAAGTGGTACAGCAAACATGATCTTAAGGAGCACAGGGACTAGTACGCAATGGGTTTCAACTTCTTCTTTGTTTGGCACTCCTAGTACTGGGACAGTGACATCAGTAGGTCTTTCTATGCCTACAGGGTACACAGTAACCAATTCACCTGTTACAACTACAGGAACATTAACAGCAAGCGTTACAGCAGGTTATACAGGTCCATTTACTACAGCTACAGGGACAACAGGAAGTAACTTTAATATCGCTACAACTTCAAGTTCACTGACAATTAACTGCCCGGATGCTTCTGCTTCTAACAGAGGATGTTTAACATCTACAGACTGGTCCACATTCAATAATAAACAAGCAACTCTTTCCGGAGGAGTGATTGGAAAAGTTACAAGATGGCTTACTTCATCAACTATAGGGACAGGGCTGTTTATTGATAATGGAACAGTGACAGGGGTTAATGCCACTTCATCAACAGTTACATTTAATGTTCAAGGGAACGCAGGGACTAGTGATGCATTTAACGTAGCATCTTCTACAGGGACATCTATTTTCAAGGTTGGTTCAAATGGAAGGTTGTTAGTCGGGACTACAACAAACTCTAATAGCGCTCACGTAGTCATTGATACAGGTACATCAGCATCTTCAAATGAGGGAGTAAATATCTACGGGAACAAGAATGATTACTTTGAGGACAATGTATTTAACTTATCCAACGGAACAGGATCACAAGCATGTCGTACAGCAACAGGTAATAATGGAAACCTTACTTCTGGATTTATTTCAATCTGTGCTAATAGCTCTACATTCAACAACCCAACAGCTTATAACACTGGAGGTGCAGGAGATACTTCTATTATGAGTTATAACACTGGTAACTTTATCATTAACAATGCTACAACTACAAAATCAATACTTTTTGTAACAGGCGGAACAGCTACCAGTACAAATACTAGAATGGCTATTAACGGAGGTGGTCAAGTTCTTGTTGCTACTACTTCAACCACTTATGGATTAAATGTTGGAACAACGACAGGACTACTTGCGACAACTATTAATGGAACACTTACCCAGTCAGGAGGAACTGTATCCATAGCAACTACTACTGTCAACGGTAATTTGACGCATACTGGTGCTATAATTCCTAGAGTAGTAGGATACACAGCATCGTCTACAATCACGATAGATGTGAATACAACAGATGAAGCTACTACAACAGTCAATCAAACAACAACCTTTGCTAACCCTACAGGAACAGCAATAGACGGATTCATGTATCTGATGACTGTGAGAGCTACTACTACACAAACAATTTCATGGGGTTCAGCCTTTGCCTCATCAACTGACCTCGCATATCCTTTAACAGTAGCTTCTGGAACAACAGAAATATTGTGGAAGTATGATCTACAGAGAGGAAAGTATTTACTACTAGGTTTACTTAAAACATTTGCTAACTAATATGGAAACAATGACTACAAAAGCAGGTATAAAAATACCAAGTTTTTACGAAGGGTTTATTGGTGAAAGATGGGTTAAAAGCTTATTCTCAACAAAGAGAATGTGTAATGAGTGTACAAAACCTTGTTCAAAATATGTAAATGAAATACCTACGTGTAATGAACATTACAGAAAGGTTTGTTTAGATGTAGTTTATGGAATAAAGTACCATGTATAAGAAATTATTTCTACTTTTAATATTATCGGCATCTGTAACTTTTGCATCAGCGGCTACTGTTAATACTCTCGTAGTAGGTGGTGGTGGAGGTGGAGGTTTCAACGCAGGTGGTGCAGGTGGAGGAGGAGAAGTAAAATCTGATACTGCTTTTACTGTAACCCCACAAGCCTATACAATTACCGTTGGGAACGGAGGGGCTAAAGGTACTGCAGCAGGGCTAACTTCAAATGGAAGTAGTTCTGTTTTTGACTCTATAACAGCGCTAGGTGGAGGTAGAGGAAGTGTATTCGTAACACCTCATAACGGAGCTACAGGTGGACCAGGAGGAGGTGGAGACTATATAGGAACAGGGGCTGCTGCTACAGGGTCAGGAGGCGCTGGGTCAGGAGGAACTAACTCTGCACCTTTTTCTGGTGGTGGTGGTGGAGGAGCAACTGGTAATGCAGGAGCTTCTTCTGCTTCTGTTGGAGGAGCAGGAGGAACTGGAACAGCAAGTTCTATTTCTGGATCTTCTGTTACTTATGGAGGTGGTGGAGGTGGAGGTTCAGGAGGTACAGGTGGAGCTGGAGGAACGGGAGGTGGTGGTGCAGGAGCAGGTTCAGCAACAGGAGCTGATGGTTTTTCTGGAACAAACGGGCTTGGAGGTGGTGGAGGTGGAGGAAATACAACAACAACAGCTAACGGTGGCCCTGGAGGTTCTGGTGTAGTTATCATCGCGTACAAAACAGATGGCTCTGATGGTGTTTCTACTTCTTCTACAGGAGGAACTATCACTACAAGTGGAGCTTACACTATTCATACCTTTACAACATCCGGCACATGGACAATGGTGGCTACTGCTTCTGTTGTTCCATCAACTCTAGGCTTCTTTAGGTATTATAATCATCATTAGGATATGGAAAATAACACATTTGTAGATACAATAGAATACCTACAGTACACACTATTAATAGCCCTTAAGCCATCAGCAATGAAAGTAACTTTCTCTTGGTTCCTCGTAGTTCTATCATTCTTCTATGATAAAACTCAGCAAGCATCATTACTTTCTCTGTTTGCACTCGTACTCATTGATTTTGTAACTGGGATAGCTGCTGCAAAATATAATGGAGACCCTATTAGATCATCAAAGATAAAACATACAGCAATAAAACTTACAGCTTACTTTGGAGTTATTGCCGGAGCGCATTTAGCAGAAAGTGGACTGGGTAAGCCTCTTGATGTTCTTGATGAATCAGTTGTGGCTTTCTTCTTACTCACAGAGTTAACATCATTATTAGAAAATGTTGGTAAAATGGGAATAGATACCCCGAAGGGGCTTATTAACAAGTTACTCGATTACAAAACTAAAATATAAAATATGAAAGAAATTTTAAATTCTGGAGGAGCTCCTTCTCCTAATGATTATCGAACAATTACTCATGAGTACCCTACACTTGCAAGGCCTTATACAAGAGGAGGTATTACATATTTTCCAGGAGATATCGAGCATCAGCATAAGGTAGGAATCTGTACTGCAATCTCTCTTGTGCAGAATGTTCAAAAAGCGTTAGGTAAGAAATACTGTCCTGACTTTCAATATCTTTTACAAAAGAAATATTTTGATGCAAGTTGGGAGGAAGGATCAAGTATTTTTTCAGCACTTAGAGCTGCAATAAAATATGGTTTTCTTCCAAGAATTGATTCTCCATTCCAAGATGAATCTATAAGATCTCTTTCTTACGACAAATATATTGAAAGACTTCAGAGTATATCTGATGCAGATTTTAGAATGCTACTTTCAAAATGTGAAAAGAAGCTTACTGGATATGCAAAGGTAGATACTTCAACACCTGATAACATAGCTCACGCAATAGATAACTCTGATGCTGGAATTTTATGTCTGTATTCAATAGGAAAAGAATGGTGGACTTCTCCGACAAACGGTTTCTCAAGTTGGAATCCTAGTGATATCAATCCTCTCAGGGCTCCTAAGGTTCAAGTATCAGGACATGCAATTTCTGCAGTATCGTACGACTTTACTTTAGCTACAAACGGAGTTCTTGCTAATACTTGGGGAAGAGACTGGAATAAGAATGGTTGTGGAGATATTAACTTTGACGGTTATAAAATGATCGAAGCATGGATTCCGTACTATGGGCTTGTTCCTAACAGAATCACTCTTCCTTCAAAAGAAGATTTTAATCCTACTTTCTCCTCTTGCTCACTTGGTAGTTACAGTGTTGCGGTACAGGATCTACAAACAGCGCTCATGATATTAGGATATTTACCACTCATATCGACTAGTGAATGGGGTATCTACGGTAAAAAAACAAGAGAAGCAGTCTTTGCATTTCAGCTGGATAAGGTTCCTATGAATTTCCTTGATAAACTATATAAGGGGAAATATGTAGGAGCTAAAACTATTTCAGCATTATCAAAATTATTCTAAATATATGAATCTTCACTCAATCCGCACAATAGCATTAATCTCAATCATGTTTGTGGTATCAGGCCTACAAGCAATACACGGGGCTCCAGCTATTACACAATATGCTGGGATAATTGATGTCGTTGTTCCAATACTTCTAGCTATAGAACATCAACTAGCTGGAAACAGTGGTCCGGCAGCATAAAAATACTAAGGAAAAAAAGACATCTATAAAAAGATGTCTTTTTTTTAATCAGTTAGATAGACTTAAAAAAGTGGGTTCATTTACAAATAATCACAGATAAGCAATACCCTTAAATGTGATACTATATCCAACCTCCTATTTCTTACGGTAAGGAAAAAGGCGCTTTGTTACGTCTTCCCTTCGTAAGTGAATCGACCCAGCCTAGTAAGGAATAGGGGCTTGGGTATAGTATTAACAAAATCGTAGCAATGCAAAAGTATCAGTAACCAGGCTGATCGCTACGACCATTTAGGAGTATCTTATGTCAAAGAATCGTTTTAACCCCGTTATTCCTGACTATACTCCTAGAGTAGAAAAGGAAAAACCAAAAGAGGTAACTCTGATCTTTAACCCCTGTATTAACTGCGGCAAGGTTATTGTTCAAGGCTACTACGGAAGATATGGGGATGGTGGAACTTGCTCAAAAGCTTGTGAAACCATTCAGGCTCAAAAACCAAAAGACTTTGGAGAACCAAAATGAGATGTATCAGATGTGGAGGAATCCTTTGGGAACGAACCTTAAAACAGCAAACACCTCAAGGCCCGATGCACTGGCATTGCTGGGAAAAGGAGAAACCAAAATGACTTGCGCAATGTGCAATGTAAAAATTGAAGGTGGTTATTTTACTACCTTCATTAATGGTATTAGATATGATTTTCATATCAAATGCCGCCCTACTTTTTTCTACAAGGAGAAATAATATGTACTGCGCACGGTGTGGTGGAATCTTTTCAAAAGATATGACGGTGCAGGAAATTGATGGGAAGAAATACCATTATTACTGTGCCTGGAAGATATGGAAGTTATCTCAAGAACTCGATAAGAGTAGCAACCTGCCTAAGTCCTGAACGTTATGAGCGTATCTTGGGATAGCAGTCGCTTATAGACGATGAGCTGAATACTCATCATCTAGAGAAAGGTTAATACCTTTCTCTTTTTTTTATAATATACTAGCATTATGTTATTAACTGTAAAAGAAAGAAAAAGTAATTATAATAAAGAATATTACTTAAAAAATAAAGAAGGAGCTAGAAAAAGAGATAAAATATATAAAGACAAACATCGAGAAATTTTAAGAGAAAAAAATACTATCTATAGAAAAAATAATCCTAATATAGCTTATCTTTCAAGAAGAAAAGCTCAACTAAAAAGAAAGTTTAATCTATCTCTTAATGACTATAATATATTATTAGAAAAACAAAAAGGTGTCTGTAATATATGTAAGATAAAAGAAACTACAAAAGCTTTATGTGTAGATCATAATCATACTACTGGAGAAATAAGAGGCCTTTTATGTAGTAATTGTAATAGGGGGATAGGACTTCTTAAAGATGATATAGTTTTGCTAAAAGAAGCGATAAAACATCTATCTAACTAATGTCGCTACCAAATGAAAATTCCCATCGACTACTAGATGGGAATTTTCTGAAGAGATAGTTACTTATTGAGAGCGAAAAAATTTTATGAAAAACAAGGGTAAACAACATTTCTTTTGTTTGGTATTTGAGAAACAATGATTGAAGGAAGATCTAAGATCTTAAAGAACAAAGTAGCCTACATACATAGTAACACCATATTGACAGGTTACTAGTTAGTTATACACAGTGTAGAGAGCGAGCTCCATAGCTCTCTGTGACGTTAATGATTCTCTCTTACTATTCTGTTTTTCAAGCATAAATTTTTCAACATAAATGATACAAAAAAACTTAGGATATTTAATCACAATAAATCCAGGGAGTGGAGGAATATTTGAACAATCAAAAGGTTTCTCTCTTTGATCTGAATCACTATGTTTCCAGAAGTAGCCATATGCTGAAGCTGAAAGTAAAGACTCACATTGTCGTATCAATCGCTTATCATTGAAGTTTAAATAATCCTCAGTTGTTTGTTTCAATTCAAAGTTACCAATAAGACCTTTTACTTTTATATAGTTACCAAATACTGTTTGGAATGATGCTTCTCTTTTTTTCATACTTCTTCAATAGAACTTTCTTTATCTGGAACATTTATTAATGAACTAATAAAATTCCATCTTTCTTTTTCATCTAAATGACGAATATCATACCATTGAGCTTTCCAACATAAAGTTACAGTAGCTAGATCTTTATAACTTTGCTCTAAGATTATCTGATTTGCTTCTTCTCTAGTTATTTTAATTCCTTGCTTCATATATTTTTTCTTGAAAATCCTCCCCTGCCATAATCGACTTATGACAATCTTCATCAACCCCACCTTTTACTACTAAGTGAATGAATAAGTTCTTCTTGAGCGCATCAGCACGAAGAGGGCGCCCTAGAGCCTGCATATAGTCAAGGAATCTATAGCTCTTTGAGGCAAAAATAACGCAAGGAACTGTCTTTAACTCATAGCCAGATGAAATACCAGCTTGAGCAATAACTATGCACTGTGAGCTAGTTTCAGCCTCAGAAATGATACTTCCACGATCCTTTGTCTGGCCAGTAAGTGTTAATGCTCGATATCCTGCATCTTCGAGAGCTTTTTGTATAGCTAATACCTGCGCTGTATAGTTCGCAAAGATAAGCATTTTTGGAAACTCCTCAGCTCGCTCCAAAATATAGTTAATTTTATAACTATCAATGAGCCTTGAGGTTCTACTCATTTTATCTTCTTTACTATTTAACTCTTCAATACTCATTTCATAGATACATCCATTCTCGATTGTACGCTTTTTTGTACGCTTAACCATCGGATCAGCTTCACTATTGTTAATATCAGTGATCTCTTCTTTCTGTTCTGGAGTAAGTTCGAAGTACTTTGTAATATGAGTTTGCTCTGGAACATCGAACCAGTCCTCAAGCCTTCCAACATAACCAAGTTGCTTTATATACTTTGCAAGTTCATTTTTAAGCGCTTCTGTATTCTTTGGAATCCATATAGTTCTAAATCCTGCCTTTCTTTGAATATAGAACTTTGCACGGAAGTTATAGAAGTCCCATTCATTACCAAATAACTTAGCTATAGCATATACATTCATTGGCTTAGATGCTGGAGTTGCTGAACATAGATAGAACCTATCAGGATTATGCTTTTTTATATACCCCTCAGTTGCATCAAATAACTGTGATGTTTTAGGATATTCAATGTTCTTGATCTGACGGGTATCAGGCTGGAACCCTAAATGATTGTGAGCTTCATCGATGATCACAGTATTATATCTAGGAAGTAGCTCCCAGTCTCTACGGAACTCTTCTTTTGAAATAACTTTCACTTGATTAAGTCCTTTTATATTGAAGCGCTTAAGATTATTTTCCCACGTTTCATCTAGTTTTTGCTGCTTAGGAACTACAATTAAAGTATCTGATACTGCAAGTTCAAGCGCTGTACGGGTTTTTCCTCCTCCAGTTCCAAGAAAGAGGCCAGTCCATTTCTTATCCTCTTCTATTATTTTTTTCTGATGGGCGAATAGTTGCATATTAAATAGTAATACTATTATTTACTTCATTGCCCCAAACATCCCATCCTTCAGTATTATTTCTAGCAAATAATTCTACTCTAGGAATATCTCCAAGTAATTGAACTATTTTATTTCTTATTGAATCTGGTTTTTTTGAATGTTCTGCTCTTGATTCTATTACTACACTTGAAATAGTATTATCTTTTATTTCAGGTCTACCTTTAATACCAATAAGACATACTTCACAATTACTTTTTGTATAATGACCTATACCAAAAAATGGTGTTGGAGATTTTTTATTGAGTTTTATCCAAGAGAATCCAAGAGTCTTATATGTAAAACCCCAAGATTTAATAGTATCTAATCCTTCTTGTATCATTGGAAAAGTAACCCACATAAAAAGAATACAATTTT